ACATCCTACCAATTATCGCACTATGCCTCTTAGGCTCCTGCTCAAATGCTAAAAAAGCACAGTACCACTACAAAAAAGCTGTTAAGTTTGGCCTGCAGTTAGTCCAGGATAGCGATACTATCAGAATAATATCAGTGGATAGCATACCAGTGGTGGTAAATGATACTATCATATGGGAGAAGGTGATCAGAACTAAAGATACTATAATCAATTTTAAGAATATCTATGTGCCTAAGACCAGGTGGCAAACTAGAATTGAGTACAGATATAAAACGCAACTTGTAAAGCAGGATGTGCTCAAATATAAGTACATATATAAAGCAGAAAAAAAGCAGAAAGCAAAAACTAATTGGTTACTCTTTATAATAGGATTTGGCTGTGGGATAGCTCTATTCTTTATTCTTAGATTACTAGATAAACTATACAACCCCTTTAAATAAACTTATGATTAGACATGGCAAAAATGTTCACGAACTTGTATTAGCAGGTAGTGAAGTTAAAGTAGCTATTCTTAGTGATTTGCACTGGGATAATCCTCACACTGATAGAGAACTAATCAAAAGGCACCTGGACTATTGTCTAAAAGAGGATATACCTGTGATGATTAATGGTGATATGTTCTGTTTAATGCAGGGTAGAGGTGATAATAGGCGTAACAAGTCAGACATAAGACCTGAGCACAATAATGCTAGGTATTTAGATAGTATAGTAGAGACAGCTGTTGATTGGTTCCTACCATACGCTAACATCATTAAGCTAATAGGATACGGTAACCATGAAACTGCTATAATTAAATTTCAAGAGACTGATATCCTGCAGAGATTTGTAGATCTTCTTAACTTTAAAGCAGGATCTAATGTACAGGTAGGAGGGTATGGTGGATGGCTAATAATAAAGCAAACATTAGAGACCACTACCTCATCTTTTAGCACTAAGATTAAATACTTCCATGGATCAGGTGGTGGTGGTATAGTTACCAAAGGTGCTATTAATTTAACCAGGGCTTTGGAGCTTTATGAAGGTTTCGACGTATTTGTTATGGGCCATATCCATGAAAATTCATGCAGAAATGATGTAAGGGATACAGTAGATAGCCATCCAGTATCAGGATACACACTTAAGCAGAAGCAATTACACCTAATGCTCACAGGAACTTATAAAGAGGAGTACGGTGATGGATCTCATGGATGGCATGTTGAAAGAGGTGCACCCATTAAGCCATTAGGTGGCAGGATACTTACTATTAAATGTGTGAGAGACTCTACCAAAGAAAGAAAAGCTACCAAGTATATAGATAGTATCAAATTTAATATGTAATTTTACAGCAGGTCAATACGCCCAATGTGTTACCTTAACCCCTCTGCATCTTTGGTTAGTTTGGCAGGGGGGTATTTTTTTGCCTTAATTTTACAAAGATTTGTGACACAATTTTCCACTATAACTCTCCACTACTCGTATTATGCAAAGTATATTTAGCTTTATTCAGGGAATAACCTTATTTTTCAACGCATTTTTAAGGCAATAACCTTATTTCTTATGTTTATATTATTACATTTTCTATACATGAGGACAAAATATGTCCACGTTTCTTATTTAGAATGATTATAAATTACACAAAAGTTGCATACAATTAATTGTTTGTTCGTATATTTGTTTCACTAATTTAAACTAACCAATTATGAATGATCAAAAACTAACAGCTGTAGAGTACCTACTCCAGCAAATTAACTCAAGCACATCCTTTACAGAAGAGAAATGGAAGCTGATCTGTGATGTGGCTCTAGCCATGGAGAAATCACAATTAATAGCTGCAGAAATCAAAGCAGTAACAGAAATCTACAAAATTCAAAGAAAATGAGAAAGAAACTATCAGACCTTGTGTATTACTTTACACCCCTCACAGATGAACATAGAGACATTTTAAGCACCTCTGCTGTGTTTATATTGTTTTGGGTAAGTATTTACACCTTAGCTTACATTACTAACCTTTAAAACGCTTTAAAATGAATTTAGAAGATTTGCAAATAGAAAAATATACAGCATCCCTTTGGTATGAGGTGGGTAGAATTGAGTTTATACTTGATTTTGAATGGAGCTTTACCTCATTTGATGAGGATACTAATGAAACAACAGTTAGTGTATGGCTAGAAAATGGACATCAGTGGCTTAATAACGTATGCCATCCCTTTACACCTAACTCAGATGAGCTAAAAGAAATTATTAGAGCTATTGAAGATTATATATTAGAAGATCCTGAGCGTTTTGATGTATGGCAGTGGCATTTAGATAATAGAGACTATTTTAATGATCTTAATAATGATAGAGATGACTACTGAAACTAACCCTACACCCACTACTTTTAGCCTACAGGCAAAGATGGAGTGGTGGAAAAACAAAAAGAGTGAGGGAGATAAAGGGGGGAGCTTTAACCTACAGCTCTACATGGACTACCTCAGCTTACAGGATCATAAACCTAAAGATCAGGCAAATGAAAAGATATAAAGTAACCTATAACTATTTTGATGGTGGTAAAAAAAGGATAGCTGTCAAAATACTAGAAGCCTTGGATAGAGACCACGCAATAATGATAATGGCTATGTGGCCAAAACTAATTTTAAAAGTAGAACAGTATGAAAAAATATAGAGTATGGCTAGAGGATAGCGTAGAGCCTGATGGTGGCTCATGGTGGAATTGCTACCTAGGCAAAGATGGCAAGCTGCATGATTACATCTTCACAGATGAGCAAGCAGATACACCTCAGTGGTATATTGATAATGGTTATATAGTAGAAGAGTTATGAATATCAAAGCAGAAGTGATTAAAAGATACCCATTTGAGAGTACAGCTGTAATAGCTAAGGAATTAGGGATAACAATATCAAAGGTGTATAATATCGCATGGGCCTATAAGATACATAAGGACATCAACTACCTTAAGACTGCAGCAAGTGGTAGATATAAGGCAGGTATGAGAAGTGGTGAGGCCTTCCAATTTAAGCCAGGGCACACACCTTACAACAAAGGTAAAAAGATGCCTGCAGAAACTTATGAGAAGGTAAAAAATGCAATGTTTAAGAAAGGTAATAAGCCATTTAATACTAAACCTGTAGGTACCATTAATATAAGAGCAGATAATACAGGTAGATTTTACCAATATATCAAAATTAAAGATAGCCACTGGGAGTTATTACAACGGCATATATGGACTCAGGCAAATGGAGAAATTCCTGCAGGATATGTAGTAAATTTTATAGATGGTAACTACATGAACTGTGAGCTTAATAATTTGCAGTTAAAGACCAGGGGAGAAATGGCAATAATGAACAGCATACACAGGTACCCTGCAGAGGTTAGGGACTTAATTAAATTAAACAATAAACTAAAAGCAAAAACAAATGGCAAACAACAAACTAAGTGATCTAAGAGATCATATTTTCATGGCACTAGAAAGATTATCTGATGAGGGCATGACAGCTGAGCAGGTAGCAAGTGAAGTAGACAAGGCTAAAGCAATAGCACAGCTCAGTGCTTCTATTATAGCCAGTGCTAAAGTCGAGATAGATTATATCAATACAGTAGGATTAGTGGATAGTCAAAGTGAGCTATTCAAATCAGTAAACCCTAAGCTTTTATCATGAGCAGATTAGAAGAGGTGCAGTATGTTATAGAAAAATATGACTTAAAAGAAAAGGGTAGATATATGCACATGATTTATAAAAGATATTACCTATATAATGTGCTCAGAAAAGATGGCATGACCTTATCACAGATAGGTAGGCTATTTAATCAAAGCCATTGCACTGTATTAAATGGAATTAAAAAGCATGAGGATTACATGGCTTACAAAGATCCTGCTTATATGTTGCACACTAGGGACCTAAGGGAAATCTTTGTACTACCACAATACTATATGCCACTAAAACAAACCATATTAGAGATATATACCATTGAGAAATTAGAGATACTTAAAGAACAGATTAGGTGCAATTATTACTAAGAAATGAAGCTATGACAAATTCTCTTATTAGGGGAGGCTGGGAAAGATTTGAAAATTCAAATATTTTTTTTCGTTTTATTTCTTGTCATCTTGTCATAAAAACGCTAATAGTCAATATCAGTGCACTTATTGCTAAAAAAAACTTGTCCTAAACTTGTCATAAACCCGTCATAAAATATAATAAACTTGTCATTTAAGAATAATGATTACATTTACAGCCCAATTAACTAACTATGAACATATCTGTATTTAAAAGCCTATTTAACTCTAAAGAAACCCCCTACACTCAGGATGTAGTGGATGTTTACAACAGGATAAAGGATGGCTACCCTGAGCTTATTGAAAAGATAACAGCTCTTAGAGCTATGAAAGATGATGATACTAACTATAGCAGCTTAAAAAATAGCCTTAGAGCTATCATGTTTAATGGCACCTTTAATGAACGTAATGATAACGGCCTTATTGAGCACTCAGGGCTTTGTATCTTAGACTTTGATGATTATCCTAGCAGTAAGGTAATGAAAGCTGAGAAGGCTAGACTAATGGAATGCCCTAATGTCTTTATGATATTTGTATCACCATCAGGTAAAGGCTTAAAGTGCGTGATTAAGATACCACCATCTGATAAATTTACACATAAGAGAAGGTTTAAAGCCTTTCAGGAGTTTATTGATAGTGATTACTTTGATGCATCCAGCTGTAATGTTAGCAGGGTATGTTTTGAAAGCTATGACCCTAATGCTTATATAAATTTAGATGCTGAGGTATTTAATCTTATAGAAGAGGAGAAAGGGCATAGCTCTTTTGAGAGAGTGCCAGTGCTACCCATGACTAATGAAGGTAAGATTATTGAAAATATAATGAAGTTTAACCATGGAGATATATCTATGGGTAGAAATAATTGGGTATTTAAAGTGGCTAGCTGTTTTTCGGAGTATGGCATAAGTGAGAATACTGCTAAGTTATACCTCTATCAATTTAGTGATAAAGGATTTAGCCAAATAGAAATAAATACCTGTGTAGGATCTGCTTACAAGCGAAGCAATAAAAACACTAAGTATTTTGAGGATAAAGAAACTATCTTAAAGGTTAAATCTAAACTAAAGGAAGGGATTACACCTGGTGATATCTCTAAGCAGTTAGATATTAAGCCTGATGTGATAGAGGATGTGAAAAAAGAGGTAGCTAATAGTGAGGATACGTTTTGGGCTATTAGTGATAAGAAAGTTATCTCAGTGGATCCTATGAAGTATAGAGACTTCCTTAATAAATACGGCTTTCAAAAATACTACCCTGAAAGAGCAGAGAGATCTACATTTGTAAGGGTGGTAGAGAATAAAGTTAATCTTAGCTCAGTGGATCAGATAAAGGATTTTGTACTAGGGCATCTAATGAAGCAGAAACAAGTGGATGTATGGAACTACTGCAGTAAATCACCCTACCTCTTTACAGATGGGCACCTATCAATGCTAGATCCTATTGAGCTAATGATGCTGCAGGATACTAAGGATGTGAGCTTTATTCCTTATCGTAATGGAGTGGTTAAGATTACTAAGAATAAAGTGGATATAGTACCGTACATAGATATAGATGGGTACATTTGGGATAGGCAAATTATAGACAGGAACTACAAGCCTACTAAGAACATTGAAAATGATTTTAAGAGCTTTGTATCCAAAGTATCTGCAGATGATGAGCAGAGGGTGAATGCTTTAGAGACTACCCTAGGATATTTACTTCATACCTACAAAGATAAAACAGATCAGAAAGCAATAATTTTTAATGATCAGGAGATAAATGATAATCCTAATGGAGGGAGTGGTAAGAGCTTAGTGCTAACTGCTATTGGTAAGATTAGAAATATAGTTAAGATAGATGGTAAAAGTTTCAACCCACAGAAAAGTGACTTTGTTTATCAGAGGGTGAATTTAGATAGTCAGATCCTAGCCTTTGATGATGTAAAAAAGAACTTTGATTTTGAGCAGCTATTCTCACTGATCTCAGAAGGGATTACAGTGAACAGAAAGAATAAGGATGAGATATTTATCCCATTTGAACGCTCCCCAAAGATTGTGATTACTACCAACTATGTAATTAATGGTGCAGGTGGTAGCCATGATAGGAGAAGGCACGAAATAGAGTTCAATCAATACTTTAATGCTCAAAGAAGCCCACTAGATGAGTATGGTAGGTTATTATTTGACCACTGGACTGCAGTAGATTGGTTAATCTTTGATAACTACATGATAAGTAACCTGCAGAAATTCCTATCAATGGGCTTAGTTAAGTCCAAGGCTATTAATGCAGATGATAAACGCTTAATTTCAGCTACTAATAAGGAGTTTTATGATTACGCTATAGAGGGCAATATCACAATAGATGTGATGCACTATAATAATGCTTCTATTCAGGACTTCCAAACTTACACAGGTGGATGGAGAGATCTTAACACACAAAGATATTTAAAGTGGATAAATGAATACTGTAAATTTAAGAAGTATGATTTAAAAAAACATAAGAATGTAGGAGGTAGATACTTTATAATAACTAAGATATGAAAATAAACAACAAAGAATTAGGTAGCTTTGAGATTACTCGATATAGTTTTGAGCTTGTAAATAATGATCCTAAAATAGTTATACACATGATTAAAGCATTAGATGTTAATGGTAATTATATTAAATTTTGTAAACTTGATAAAGTAGAGAAATTTTTAAATAGTTACCCTGTATTGTTTAAAAAAATTACTAAACCATGAACAAACAAAACAAACAACGACTTAAGGAACTAGAGTATAAGTACATGAGCTACAGGTACCCATCAGTACCAGGGCACATCATACCCTTTACTAAGTACTCAGATGCTACGGCTAATGGGCTCACTAGATGTATTTGTGACTTTCTTAACTACAGTGACCACCAAGCTGAACGTATTAATACTATGGGAGTGGCTAGAACTAAGAGGGCTACCTGTGGTAAGATAGTAGGGGTAACATGGACCAAAAGCACTAGCACCCCAGGCTCAGCTGATATATCTGCTACCATCTATGGTAAGTCAGTGAAGATAGAGGTAAAGATTGGTAAGGATAGGATGAGTGAAGCTCAGAAGAGATACCAGGAGAATATAGAGAGAGCAGGAGGGATATACTATGTGGCTAAGGACTTTGATAGCTTTGTGGAGTGGTATGATATATTTAGCCAAAACTATAAAAATTAACTACCTTTGGCGAAGTATAAAAACAAAACGATAAAAGATAAGTGGTAAAAGTTGCCACATTAATTAAATAGAAATGATATGAAACAAACAACAGTAGAATGGTTGGTACAAGAAATAAATAAGTTAACGGGATTGAATATTGCAATCGATGAGCCTTGTATTATAAAAGCCAAAGAAATGGAACGGCAACAAATTATGACGGCATTCACTCAAGGTGATATATTTGGTTCAGATTATTTTGACGGAGTAAATATAACTGAAGAGAATTACTATAATCAAACCTTTAAATCAGAATAAGATGAAAGCAACCCTAGAATATAATCTACCTGAGGACCAGGAGGACTTTGACTATGCTACCAATGGCTTCAACTATTACATGGCACTTGTAGAGATGGATCAGTGGCTAAGAAGTGAGTACAAGTACAATGGTAAAGAGGAGATGTGGGAGGTAAGGGAGAAGCTAAGAGAAATAATTTCAGAAAATAATGTTAAAATAGATTAATAAGTAGTATATTTGTAAATAATTAATAACTAACCAATGGAAAAAACAACTACAAGGGCTGTAAAGCCTAAGGAGGTTGAGCAACAACCCGCTCCCTTCTATGTTCGCCTTCACCAGGCTAAACAACTAATAGGTAAGGTACATAAGAACGCTACTAACCCCCACTTTAAAAAGTCCTATGCAGATATCAATTCTATCTTAGAGACTGTTGAGCCTATTTTATTACAGCATGATCTACTTTTGCTACAGCCTATAGAAAGTGGTAGTGTTTGTACTCAGATTGTATGCATCTACACTGGCTTTAGTATCTCTAGCTGTATGACTTTAGATCTTAGCTTAGATGCCCAAAAGCAGGGCAGTCAAATTTCTTACTTTCGTAGGTACACCATTCAGAGCCTGCTAACTTTACAAGCTACAGATGATGATGGTCACGTGGCATCTACTGCAAAGCCTAAGATGGATAACAAAAGATTTGCTGAGGCAGTGAAAGCTATAGCAGATGGTAAGTATACTGTAGAGAAGTTAAAGGATAGCTTTGACTTGAATGATACTCAGATCAATTCACTACTATTAATACCTGTAATATGAAAATAAGATGCAGTGCAATAGGTAAGATAATGACTTCACCCAAAACAAAAGGGGAGGTACTATCGAAAACAACTAAGACGTATATCCAGGGCCTAGCCCTGGCACACGTTTATGGGATACAAAAAGAATTTACTTCTAAGTATACTGATAAGGGCAATGAATGTGAGGATATGTGCTTATCATTTGTAATGGAGGTAATAGATAAAGGATTTCTGTTTAAAAATGAGGAGAACTATAGTAATGATTGGCTTACAGGTACTCCCGATATAATTACAGACCAGGTGCTAATAGATGTAAAAAACTCATGGAGTGGTAGCACGTTCCCATGGTTTGAAACTGAGTGTGCTAATAAAGATTACTACTACCAGCTTCAAGGGTATATGTGGCTAACTGATAAACAAGAGGCACTGTTATGCTACTGCCTAACCAATACCCCCCATGCCATAGTAGAGCAGGAAGTAAAGAGTGCACACTATAAGTTAGGACTAATGGATGAGAGTTTAGATCTTAGAGACCAGGTGCAGAAGCAACACAGCTTTGATCATATCCCTGATGCTAAGAGAGTCAAGACTTTTGTAATACAAAGGGATGAGGAGGTGATAGAACAAATCAAGGTGAGGGTAGAACAATGCAGAGAGTATTTTAACCAATTAATAACACAACTATGAACAGAATGCAATTTGAACATGAGGCAGCTATAGCTGCTATGAACGCTCTAATGATAGAGAACTCTAAAACATCTAAGCTATGGATAGCTAAAGAGGCTGTACAGATGGCTGAGATATTAGCTAATGAAGTCTATGGAGAAAGGATTCAATGGCCAACAGAGGACCTTATCGTATGATTATCCTACTATCAATACTACTAGCCCCTGCTATTGTGTGGGGGTGGGTAGCCACAATATGGTACATAGTGGATTTTTTTAATAATGAACACTAAATAATAGTTATTAACAATTTAAAACAAGTATAAACAATGGAAACAAAGAACAATTCAGGAGCTATCTTTAAAAATGATAAAAAGACAGCAGAGACTCACCCCGATTACAAAGGGAAGGTAAACGTTAATGGTAAAGAGATGGAGGTAGCTCTATGGCTTAAGACATCACAGGCAGGTATGAAGTATTTTAATGCATCATTTAGTGAGCCTTATGTTAAACCAGCAGTATTAAGACCACCTGCAGAAGCATTCAAGTTAGAGGAGGATGATCTACCATTCTAATTAAATTACTATATTTGAGCTATGAATTTATTAGCTCTTATACCTTTAGCGTGGTGGTTTGTTAATTTTGAGCCTTTACAGGCAACTATAGACTATCTATTCAAGTATAAACCACATAGCACAATAGCCATACATATACACTCAGCAATGGGCTGTATTAAATGTGTGGCTTTTTGGCTTACTATAATTTGCACCTTTGATTTTATACTTGCTTGTCAAGCCTCACTTATTGCTTATATACTAGACGA